AGATGAATATTGGGCTTGGGCTTTATTTGGAGAGGAACCAAGCATAAACCCCTCTTGTTGTCGACCGGGTCGCACTGGCGTTCCTCCGGCCTCGGTGAGAAGCTAGTAGTCACGCAAATTTGACAAGGTCCAACTATCAATGACACTATATCCCTCGGTCGCTATGACCCTCTTGGCTAGTGGGAAAATGTCAGGAAATGAGAGGTCTGCTAGTCCTATCCAAAATAGGCTTAAGTCGCTTTTTGTAACGAGATCGGGCCAATTCGTGGAACCCGACATCATAGACTCTATCATGCCTTTGTGTAGAGAAAATTGTCTGACATGATATGTGATGCCCTCTAAAGAATACTTGCCCCCTGACTTCCGAAGATGCCAGTTGGCTCGTTCCACGAATAGGTCACGGATGACGTGGCAGAAACGATACTCGTAACAATGTGAAAGCGCCTTACCAGCCAAATATTCATCATCGCTTACGCCTTGGTTTGCATTAGGCCGAGCATTAAACTTTGCTAACACTTTGCCGATCATTGGCATCATAACATGCGCTCTTTCGCCCCTTGTGACGGGGACGAAGTGTTTTGACAGGAAGTGCATGTTACTAAGTAACCTGGAAGTTGTCACTTTTGCTAGCATTTGAGCGGCTCGTGCTACTTGCTCGTAGTGGTAAGCGCAACGCCTAACTCTACGAGGAAGCCCGGCTATCATGTCATCACCAAGCACGCAAACTGATGAACCTTTGACTTTGTACCTGTAAGCCCAGGCATTAAAAATCACCAAGTTCCAAAACGAATTTCTGAACGTGGTGTCTGTGGCTCCCGTAGGAAGTTGGTTCTCTACTATGGCGGACACGCCATACTTCGTATTATAAGCAGTGAACTTCCCTTCCTTCTTGTGTAACTTTAGGAACCACCTTGGACAACCCAACCTCCGCATAAAATACAACTCCAAATCCAGCACGTCGGCTGGTTGGGTGCAATCATTCCTTGAGAAATCAGCTTCTATGAAGCTTTTGTGTTGCTTCCTCTCCAGGAATTCAACAATCTCTGGTGTATGTTGTTTGTAAGATAATTGGAAATCAAATTCTTTTGGATTAGATTCGCAAGATTTGAACCGGTCCATTAGCTCTTTAAATATGGGCCCACTAATCATGTTATAAAGATCTGTGCCCTTGAATATTATGCGGGGTGCTACAGTCTCGTGGTTCTTGACGAGACTTTCAATTTTCGTGAAAATCTCTTTACGAGTGTAGTCACCCAACCGGTC